CTCAATCATCAACGTATGCGTATTCTGGAACTTACTCTGCAACGTGTACCCCGCATACGTGTCAGCATAAGTACCATCAAAATAAGGGAGGGCTGAAGCTGATTCCTCAAGTAAATATCCATCCCAATAATGCAAATCACCAATAACCGTAGAAGCCACTTGCGTCACTAAATAACCAAGAGTTGCAGTAGCAGGTGCAGTTCCCGTAACTGTGCAACGTGTCCAAGTAGAAGTGCTTGATGATACATACGCACCAACCGAGTTGCTGAGGAATGTTCCACCGTTGTACCAAGCAATATAAACACGACATTGCCTCGAAACAGATGAACGAACATAAGCAGAAGCAGTATGAGTTTGACTTGCCCTTACGGGATTGCTTCCTGTGTTGACATCCACAGCACCAGCAACAGTTGTTTGGGTTCTAGCAGAGTAAGTTCCAGAATACGCATACGTTGATGATTGAGTTAAGGTTGCGCCTGAAAAACTCCATCCAGTAAATGCCCCTTCAGCACTTGGATTCTTTATCAGGTTGGTGCGTGTTGCGCCTTGGTACCAGGTTGCTGTGCTAGTTGAAGCGTTCGCTGTGCCGTTCCAAGTTTTGCTGTTCAATCCGTAACCGGTGTAGTTATCAACATAAGTACCATCAAAATATGGGAGGGCTGAGCCTGTTTCTTCAAGCATGATGGCATCAACTAAGTATGTGAATGAACCTGTGTAAGCCTGGCCTGCCCCGAAGTCAATTCCCAATGCTGTTGTGAGTGCTGGTGTTGTTATGGTTCTTGTAATTCGTGTCCAACCTGAAGTCAAAGTTGTGTTTACACCATCCGAGCTAGAAATTAGACCACCAGCAGCGTTGTAATAAAAAGTATCAATATCTAGTTGGAAGGTTCCACCTACGGTTTGTTTTACATACGCAGAAATTGTGTATGTCGTGTTAGCAGAAACAGGGATACGATTTGCAGGAGTACCAAAATTGCAAATACCTGCGCCGTTCGTTGGATTAGTCAAAGCAACCTGTGCGCAACCAACCCCACTATAGAAATCCGATGTAATTCGAGATATCACAACGGTTGTTCCAGTTAATTCCCAACCTGTCGTATTCACCTCAAAGTTTGGGTTCGGTATCAGGTTGGTTCGGGTTGCTACGACAGGGTATCCAGCAACGATGAAGTAGGTGTAGATACGCGCAGGGTTGGGGTAGAGGGTGACGATGTGGCGGTCTGGGGTGATGTCATGGGAGATGCCTTCGATTGCCATGAGCTGTGTGACTGTTGATGGGGTGGATTTGGGGAATGATTTGGTGACCGAAACCTGCGACCCGATATCAAGACTGTTGATGATGGTGCGTTGCGCGTCAGTCAAACCATTCATAATGATTTGAATGTTGCCGAACCAGAACGCTGGTGCAGAACGAATCAGATACTCCGCAAGCAACGCAGCATCCTCAAGGGTTTCTAAAAGGGTGATAACGACAGGTGTTTCCTGCACACCATATTCGGCTACCGATTCAGAAACTATCCCCTGCGCATACTCGATAGTTGTCGCAAGGGTGCCGGTAGTTGGTGCTGGTGGGGCAATACCGACGTTCACTACGTTCACCACCGAAGGGTTTAGAGGGGTGAAGTCGTTAGGTCGTGAAGCGGTAGGTGCAACGAAAGAGTCTTCTAATGTTCCCGCAGCAGCGATAGTTTGATTAGATACTGCAAAAGGCATTAGTTGCTCACAATATCAAACGTTGTGTAAGGGATAGCCGTACCACCAGTATCAGACAGATACCCTTCGATGGCTTGCAGTTCACCTGTGAGGCGACGGTCAAAGTTGAACCGACCTGAACCGTCAACCCAAACCCTTCCCTGCTCAGAGTTGTTGATACGCATAATGTATTCCAAAACCGAAGTACTTTCATCAACAGGTGCAGTACCAAGGTTCGCTAAACCAGTTTCCAAAATACGTTGACCTGGCCTTGAGAACGCTCCAGCGTTAGTGAGAACAGTATTGATGCGGGTGTCGGAGCGTTCCGCAACAGCGGTAAAAAATGTTGTTTTAGAGTTGTTTAACGTGAACAGCTCATCGGAACAGTTCACCGTCACAAGCGACCTGTTTGGGTTCTCAATCCTCTGGTCATATTGGGTGATGATTCCAGTAAACAAATATGTTCCGTTACGGCTGATCCTGACACCAGAGTTCAACTCAAACCCCAACCGCCCCTCAGCCGTATTCCAATACGGTGACCCCTCATTCACCAGGCTGAACTTGTAATCCAAATCCTCAATCTGCAACACCGCAGTTGAAGGCTGACCCGTAGGGTCACGGAACCTGTTCTGCCGACCACGACTAATCGACACCTGTTTCACATAAGAGGTCACATCCTGCCAATCGGTAGTACCTTCCAACACATACACCGTTTGGTCAAGAACACCAGACACAGCGTTATCCAAAATGAACGCATTCGTAGACGCACCATAATCCATCTCAACCGTATAGGTGCCACAGTTAGGAATCGCAACAGGCATTACGTCACTTACCAGTCGTTATAGGAACTTTGCCAACACTCCGATTGTATTGTTGCAACGCCTCCACAACCTTCTGAGGCAAACCCTGCTCAGCAATCGCAGCATTAATATTGATCTGATACGTCTCATTCGGACGCAACGCAAACCCACCACCAGCCGTCGTTCCCACCTGACCAGACACCCCAGCCATCGGATTCACCATCCCACCCAACACCTTCGGATACTTAGCAATCAAATCAGCCGTAGCCTGCAACGACTTATTGAACTCATCCTGAGCTTCCTTGGTGCTAGTAACCGCCTCCTCCCAAGCCTCAAACGCTGAAGCCTGCTCACGAATCGCATCCTCAACATTACGCAACGCCTCATCGTAAAGAACATTGCCAACCGTCGCACCATAAATAGTTGCATTCAACAATGTCTGCTGGTCATTCAACTCTTTAGTCGAATCAATCTGCGAATCAATCGCATCCTTCACCGACAACTTCGCCTCAGCCAACCCCAACTCAGCGCGACGAACATCCATCGGAGACGACTGCGGATCGCTACGAACCTCAGCCAAATTCTTCTCAGCATCAGCCACCGAATAAATAGCTTCCTCAACCGCAAACGTCGCCCGCTCCTGGCTCCTCTGCGCCCTATCCAACTCCTTCTGCGCAGCCAACGCCTCCGGCGAACCAGCACCAAACCCACGCTCAATCTGAGCCAAATTAGCCTTAGCCAAAGCCAACCTGTCATTCGCATCAGTCAACGAAGACAACGCCCCCGACTCAGCCTTACTGGCCTTGGTCAAGCGATCCTGCAAACGCCCCGACGCTTCAAGGCTCTTGTTGTATTCTGCTTTTTTCTCGTTGACCGTTTTCAAAACTTTAGTAAGTTTGCCTAAACCTTGATCGCCAGCCAAATCCTCAACCGAACCCTTAAAATTGGTTTGCATATTTATAGCGTCACGAGTGCTGAACTTGTAATGATTTACAGCAGTTGACAAACCATCAAACTGTTTCATCAAAGGGTCAATAGGGATTTGTTCCTTCAACGATGCTTTCATGTCTTCCCATGCACCAGAGAAATCATTGTGAGCTGCTCGCCATGCAGCTCGAAGCAAACGAACAAATGGTGCCGTGACGTTGATGACCAAAGCAAATGCAACAGCAATACCTTTTAAGGTTGAGATGATTGCTTTACCAGCACCGCCAGATTCATACAACAGTTGTTGAAAACCAGCCAACAAACCTTTTTCACCGATGACAGTCGTTATCCGCTGGATTGCTGGTGCAACATTTTTAACCAAGAACTCAGAGAACTTTTGCAGGTAAGGCAATAAGGCTGTGCCGATTGTTTCAACAATTTCCCCAAACTGTCCTTGCAAAATCTTTATCTGTCCACCGAACGTGTTCGCAGCGGTTTCCGCAGCACCGCCAAACTGGTCATTGAGTAGACCAACAACCTTTTCAAAGTCTTTAGATTTCTTGATGTTCTCGTCGAGTGGTATACCGAGTTTTGATAGCGCGGTGAATTGACCCTGGCTGGCCTTAGCCAACGCCAAAGAAACCGATGCAAGGTCTTTACCTGTCGCAGCAGAAATATCTTGAGCAGTATTGAGAAGACCTTGTGACTGTGTGAGGTCGCCTGTCGCTCGAACCAAAGTCCCCAACGACGCACGAAGATTTGTGTCCGACTCACCGGTGCGAAGCTGTGTGACCGACACATATCGTTCAGCAGAAGCCGTCAACGCCTCATTAGCACCAAAGGTTTTCTCCAGCTGACGTTGCAACTCAGCTTGTGACTTCTGGTCTTCCATCGCAGCCTTCACCGATTTGGTCAACCCAACAGCAACAGCACCCAAAGCTGCCGTAGCCCCAAGAGCCATAGCACTAAACAATGGGGAAACTTTCCCTACCTCTTTGCCGAAACCCTTGATGTCACCAGATAAAAGTTTTAGCCCCGCTTTAGCAGCAGCGGTATCAGAAATGAATTTAACAACGAACGTCCGCTCACCAGCCATACGCCGATTCTACTCAATAACAGACAACCCATTCCGCAAAGCAACAAACTCATCCAACATCGCAGAAACCAAAGCCTTACCTGACAAACCATCCCAACGACTCAAATCCGTTGGAGCATTCCACCAAGCCTCATCCAACACCTCTACACCAACACGACACGCACGAGGCTGACGCACCTGCTTAACGCGAGGCGAAACAGGATTCGAAGCGAACTCAACATCCAACCTAAACGACGAATCCAACAACGCACCATGACCCTCATGGAACTCAAACGGCTGACCAGGAGCATGCTGTGGCAGGTAGAAAATACGTGCAGCATCTTTAGTCTGAGGGTCACCAACCAAACCAATACGGTCATGCAACTCCTGCCACACCACACGCCACAACGACGCAGGCACCCGCTCCGCTAACGGTAAAACCAAGTGATAGTGAGGGTCATCCAAACGATGCGAATAAGTTGAATAAGCAAACCATTCCAACCCATCCAAACGAGCATTATCAAACGCCTCACCGTCCATGTCCACAACCAACGCCTCAACAAACCTGACATTACGATTCCCTCTAGTCGCACCCAAGTCATACTCAACCGGTGACCACAACGCCCCAGCCTGCTTAACAGGGTTCTCCTCATGCAACGACAACAGCTCTTTCAACTGCTCCCAAGACGAAGCCAACGGCTTCGGATAAATCGACTTCACATTCTTAAACAGAACTGCCATAACCCCTCCTACCTAGAGGGTACAGGAAACTCAGCCCAAGTCAAGCCTTATCTTTCAGGGTGTTCAACACCTTCTGAATAGCGTCCAAATACTCCCTAGCAATATTGCCCTTTTCCTTACGGACAGTCTGCCAAAAGAAATAACCAGACCGCCCACGATGACGCAAAAACTGCTGGGTACGAGGCCTAGCCTGACCACCGAACTCAGCACCAAAAAACACGTCACCCCTAGTGACCTTCCGTTTACGCTTACGGTTCGGGTTCGATTTAGAAACAAACGCAGACTTCTCACTCAACTTGATAGTAGGAATACGGTCACGCCTAGCCCGCATACCCTTCATCACCTCAGTAGCCTGACGCGAACGAGTAACAGTCGCAGCCTCAGCCTTAGCCTTCTCATTCAAATTCTCAGCCACATTCTGTGCAGCTTTACGCATCTCAGTATTGAACCGGTCATCAGCCTTCGCAGCGTCACGCAAAAAGTTTGCGATACCAACAATCTCAATCGCATCATTGCCACCAGTAATAGTGACCTGACCTGCTCTACCGAAAACCGCCATACATCAAGACTACTTGTTTAGATGAATTGCTCTCCAACGCAAATAAGCAAACATCGTGAACAACATTCGAGGGTCTTCCGCCAGCAACACCGAAGGCGCAATACCTGTCTCAACAGACAGATACGCAATCATCCAATGTGCTGACTGATCTCCAAAGGGACGATCACAGCGTTAGCCTGATCCCCAAGTTCAAGTGCTTCAATCTCGTTAATCCACGAATCAAAATCTAAACCCGTGCGCTTCTGACGATGCTCAGAATGCCAAGCCAAAAAACCTAAATCGGTGAGCGTTAACTCAGCCTCAAACTTCGCAACGCTTTTACTGAACTTCTGTTCAAACGCAATGAAGTCTGGGAACGCAGCAATGATGGTGCGCTTTGATTGATCTAACGATGACGTTACTTCTAACGCTATTTTCATTTTTCCTCCGCAGGGTTAAGGGTTACTAGAAAAACTTACGCGCCAGTACCAGTCTTAGTTACAGCACCATCGATTGGATAGGTGATGCTCGCCGTAGCGATGTCGCCCACCGCACCGTTCACGCTTTGCCAGGTTAGTGGTACCACGTTAAACGCATATTGTGGATTCGTGCTTGAAGCAGCAGCAGTTCCGTTTGGCTTCACCGTCATCGGTACAGCAGTACCAGCAGACCAAGCGTCGTAGAACAACTTCTCAATCGTTGGGTAATCCTGCATCAACTCAAGTGTGATCGAGTTGTCTGCGAGGCCTGCGATACGAGTGACTGCACCAGACGAACCGAACGAAGTTGTAGCAACCTCAGCCTTTGAAAGACTCAAAGTTACTGAAGCAACATAAGAGGTGATGTCCGTGTTCGCTGTACCGAAGGTAACCGCCACGTTTGTGAGAACTTGCTTTGCCATGTTTGTGACTCCTGCCTTCCGGCACTCGAAGATTTACTACTGAAACTCTACACGCTCGCAGGATTGCGTATCAACTAAGCGTACACCACCACACGGAAGTCAACCATCAAATAGGTCGCATCATTACCATCCATCGTGGCGATATTGCTGGCAGATTCCACCAGCAGGTTTTGAACCACCCCACCCAAAGACCTGTCAGCCTCCAAAGCAGCACGAACCGAAGTTGAACCCTCATAAGACAAATACCCGTCCAAAGCAGTCTGAGCTGTACGTTCCGCAGACCTACCCACACACACCGACACAGTAAAAACATGGGTCACCAACCCGCCACGCATAGCCCCGTTATAGGTAATCGAATCCAACATAGGCCAAGCAAACGGTGCATTGATGTTGTCAGGTTGCTGAGCATAAGCCCTCAAGCCTGGGATCGTGGCTAGCGCGTTAGCGATACCAGTTTTGATATCGGTGACAGAGTAACTCACGCAAAAATCCGCATACGACGATACGGCTCAACCAGCTGAGCCATATCAGGGTCAAGGAAACGAGACACACGAATCGCGCCCAAGTCACCAAACCCAGCCACACCAAGAGGCGAGTCGTAGCGTTTGAAGATACGTGAAGCCTGAATAATCGTTGCCTGCGTAACTGGCTCCGGCACCGAAGGCCAACCAAACACAGCAGTGACTTGAACCAAAGCCTGCTCACCATAATTGTTATTCACAGTAGGGAACAGGTAATCGCCAACCGCACGAATCTTGTCATAACTCCACGTCAACCCATCAAGGTTCCCGTTCAACGGTTCCAACTGATAATCCGAAACCTTCCAAGTTAAATCAAAAGTTCCGTCAGCCTGAGTAGAAGTTTTCAAAGTCAACGCCGTCCCAGCGATGTCATCAATCGAGCAGTAGAACGAATCCTCAGCTTGAAACACCCGTGCCTCAGCCGTGCCACTCTGCCAGAACTTACGATTGCAGTAACCATCAATGAGACGTGAAGCAGCACCAACACAGTTGTCAATCAAATCATCATCAAGCGTGTCAGCCGTTCCGATGCGGAGAGCTGCCTTTACTTGGTTGCGTGTGGCGTACCCGTTTGTAATCATAGTGTCCTGATTCTAGTTGATTGAGCCAACACCACGATACTGCACACCCTCAAGGCTGTAATTCACGAACGGATTCAGACTGTACGTCTGGCATGAATACACATCCCACAAACGCTTCTTCATCTCCCGCAAATGCATCTCATACAAAGCCCAATGCGAATCACCAGCAGGATACCCATCAGCCCTATCACGCCCACCAAGCCAACCACAATCAGCCCCAACCAACACAATGAACTTCGCCCCCATATGCGCCGCCAAATGCATCGCACCATGAATGCTCGAAGACCCGATAGTCAACTGCCCTGACAACACAGGCCAATCCTTCCCATGCGGGTCAAACGATGTTCCAGGTCTACCGGTGCGGGTACCGAACGTGGTGATGTTCGGCATAAACCCACCGAACGAACCATCCGTACCATGCTCACGCTCAGGAGTAAACACACCAATACAATCCTCACGCACCGCCTCATGCTTAGCGTCCTCGTGATAATGGCTGAAACAGTAGTAACCCTTCAACCCGAACACCGAGCCAACAAAGTTCACCGCAATCGTCAACTTGTCATCAAAGAAATCTGGTGTCAAATAGTCAAGCGTTGCACCTGAACCAAGAACATAAATCGTTTCGCCTTCGTGAAGGTTCTCATAATCATCCATCGGGTCGTATTCTTTTAATCCCATCCCAAATCCTTTCGTCGTGTTAAATCCCAATGACCAGCATCAGGCAAACCAGACTGCCAACGCATCGCATGAAGCGAAGCATTCGCAGCGAAACTCTTATTGTTTTTCTCAGCCAACTCTGGTGCAGCTTGAATCGTAGAAGAATTGTCGTGAACAATTCCAGCGTCAGAAGTCCAGAACGGAATGTTGATTCGCTTCGCCCGCTCCTGCCAATCCGTGTCTTCAAAGTACGCCGGAATATAAGCCTCACAGAAAAGACCAACCTTAGCAATCGGCTCCTCACCAACCCACGCACAACACCAACCAGGCTGCGCCTCAGTCAACGTCACCGAATCAGGCTTACAATCGTTATAGAAAACCTCTAACTGCCCTGGCTCAAAGTACGCATCCGAGTTCAGCAGTATCCAGCCTTGCGCGTGAGGTGTCGCTTTGATTCCAAGGTTCCACGACGGCGCAACACCAAGGTTCGTTGGCATTGACCAAACGTGATAGTTCTTGATATGGCGACGGTCTATGACCCAAGGGTATTCGTGCAACGTGGACTGCCCGCCGTTATCAATGATGATGAGTGTTTCCACGTCATAGTCGATTGACTGAAGGCATCGCTCAAGTAGGTCATAACGGTTAAGTACCGGAACGATAATTACAGGAACCATCAGCCCTCCTGACACCACTCAGTCAGTTCCTTCATTATTGGCTTCCAGTAAGCCTCATACACGCTGTCAGCGCGATACTGGCTAGCAAACGCCACAGCCTCCTCTGACACGCCCCTAGGGGCTTCGTAGGCCTCAATGAGAGCCTCTACGATTGATGGCACCTGAGGAGTACAGAACCAAGACCTCTGATGGCTATCCCAGAACGGCTGAATCGCCACAGCTGACCCAACCCCAACCAACTCAGGTTGAGCCGTATAGTCCGACACAATAACCCTCGTACCGCAAGCCTGAGCCTCAATAACAGGGATACCGAAACCCTCACCCATCGAGCAAGCCAACAACACATCCGAAGCCGTGTACAACGCTGCTAACGCCTGCTGAGGGAAACCAGTCCGATAAGCGTAAGGGTCAACAATCTTGTACTGCTCCTTACGCACACCACACGCCTCCAACAAATGCACCAGATTGATACCACCCATCGCACCGTCACGTTCCGTGTGCAGATACAACAACGCATCAGGACGGTCTTGAGCGAAAATAGCGAACGCCAAAATGTTCTCACCAAAAGATTTGCGTGAAGGATTCTGACCCTTGTTCGCAGCATTCATCATCACCACAAACCTGTCCTCATCCACCTCCATCAACTCCCTACCGGTGAACTCACCACGACTGTTATTCAACTTATGTGTAGGAACAAAAACATCCTCAAACGCATGAGGCGCATACAACGCATCCACCCCAGCATTCTGCAACATATCCAAACCAAACTTAGACATCGCAATCGGTTTCACATTCGGACGCTTACACCACTCAACCACAGCAGGCGGACAAGGCGCATGGTCAATCGGAACCCACGACGCAATATTCGGAACCTGATCCAACGATGGTGACTTCAACACCCACACATCAAACAACGTCATCAACAACGCAGGAATCTCACGATTACCATTCGCCCAATCCATCCAATGCGCAACAAGCACATCATCGGAATAAGGTGACATTCCACGCGGATAAAGTTTTATCCCATTCCACATCGAAGCCATACCCTCAATGCCGTACATCGCATGGATGGCTACTTCATGTTTTTGTTTGATGAGCCTTTGGACGACTTGCGCTGTTTGGGTGCCGTACCCTGTTGGCGCGAACGGGGCGTTCGAGTACCAGAGGATTCGTAACGATTCGGAATTGGAAGGTCTGCTTGCTCTGGCAAGTGCGCTGCTCCCCACCGGAGCAATATCTCTGCCTCCAGGTCTGGTAACTCGACCGGAGTGTTTTTGATTATTACGAGCATTTCCCACCATTCTCTCCTTCGCAGGTCGCAGGGTATAAAAAGAAATGAGGGTAGGCCACCCTGCGTGTTTGGCCTACCCTCAAACTTACACCGATATTGCTATCGGTTGCACTACCTCAAACCAATTATGGCTGGACGAGGTGCTTGATATGTGATGTCTGTGGCAAATCGCCGTCAACACGGAACGTCGCACGGAACGTCACAAGACCAGCATTGAATGCGTAGTCATCTGAACGATCCAAACGAAGGCCGCCAACCGTGCGCACGAAGTACGAAGGAAGGTGACCGAACAATACCGACTTGGTGGTTGTTGCTACGTCTGCCATTGAAGGGTTTTCGTAGATTGGCTTACCAAGGAGCATGTCACGTGCGTCAGCTGACAGACTTGGCTGGAATACATAATTTCCAGCGGTGTCCTTCAACTTGCGAACCTGACCGATTGACTTGCCGTTCATCATGAAGCCACAACCTGGGAGCAGACGTGCTGCACCATCAAGGCTGTAAACAAGGTCGATGAGGTTGTCTGCGGTGAACGCTGTTGCGGTTCCTGCGGTACCACCAACAGCTGATGCGGTCACGATGCCGTTAGGTGCATCAGTTCCCGAACCAACAGTCAATGCCGAACCAACAGCAAAGCCGAGTGCGTTACCAACTTGGTCAGCCAAGAATGACAACATGTCAACGCCAGAGTCCTCAAGAAGTTCAGTTGAAACTTGGGTGAGGAAGCTGTACTTGTATGCGCTCAAGGTGATGAACGAGTTGAATACAGGATCGGATTCGCCGATTGCTGAACCTTCGCCAGTTACCGTGCCAACCGAGTAGGTGGACAACGATGGGATTTGAAGGTTTTCGCCACCTGCGGTGTTCAACACAGTTGAAGTCTCAAGTACAGGCGCGATCAAACGTGCCTTCATGATTACCTGATCGTAGAACGATGTTGGAACTGGTGCGCCTGTGCTGCCCTTAAGGATGTCACGACGCTCGAATGAGTGGCTGCGCTTCTCACCTGTGAACAACGAACGCAGGTTTGCTACGTCATCGCTGGCTGGAACACCGGCAACAGGACGAACCTGGTCGGCGATTTCACGGGTTGCTGCATCCATGCGCAGTTCGCGAGCTTCGTCTTCACGAAGTTTTGCGATGGTCTGCCCACGCTCGTCCAATTCCTTCGAGATGCGCTCGTAGGTTTGGGTTTCTTCTGCTGAGAGGTCACGCTTCTCTGCGGTGGCCTGATCCAAGATTGCCTTGGCTTCATTCCATGCACGATTGCGAATCTCAACCTGACGGTCAATATATTCTTTCATGATGTTTTCCTTTTCCCCGTAGGGATGATGTTGATGTTTGGATACGCAGGAAATTAACTTAAACCTGGTACGGCTCCGTACACAGCAACATCCAAGGAGGCTCCTCGCGTTGGACGCAGTAACGAAAAGGTTACTAGAAGTTCTTCAACAATTCAAGATGCTTAGCCAACACACCAACGCTCGCAGGAGCAGACTCAGGTTGTGGCTCAAGTTTCGCAACAGTTTCACGCAACAACGCAGCATGACTCGGGTCAAGAGTCTGACCTGCTTCCAACGTCGTTATCGCAACAGCAAGCTGATCGGCATCAACACCGGTACGAGTGGCAAGCGCATCAAACGAACGAACCGATGCAGAGGTTGCTGCATACGCTGGGAACCCTGTCACCACAGAAACCTCATACAGTTTGATTTGACGCAACTCACGGGTCATACCGTCATCAGACCAACGGTCACCACCAGAAGGCACCGTGAAACCAAACGACATCGAATCAACGTCTTTGCGTTGCATCAACACCGACAGGTCACGACCAACCGTTGTATCAGGCAAATCAGCCTCAACCAGCAAACCTTTAGAATCCTCAACCAAACGCAAAGTCTTAGCCCTAGTCGTAGCCAACAACATTGACGAATCATGGTTCATGTACATACGGATGTTGTTCCGTGACTTCAACGACTTAGCGAACGCCCCAGGCATAATGCGTTCAATGAACGGCAACGGTTCAGAGTCAGAGTTAAATACTGCTGCATAACCACTAAAGGTCATGCCGTTGCCTTCTGGGGCTGCACGAAGTTCAAAGTCATTGAATGTGATGCGTCGTGTTTCAACCTGTTCAGCCATACCTGAAACATTACCAAACTCAGGTTCACTAGTGCGATTGAATGAGAACACCCGATCCGATGACTCATCATCATCGTCTTCTTCATCTCTGATTTGTTCAACCTTTTCAGCGAACCAATTCATCGCAGGTTCAGGATTCAACGGGTCAATACCCCACAGATAGAACGCCACAGCACCAGCACCAGGGAACTCTTTATCATCAGGGTTTGAGTTCTTAGGTGCATCCAAATCAACCATGTGACGTGCAGCCCAAGCGTTAGCGCGAATTACCTTATCCTCAGTAATTTCACCCCTAGCCATGTCACGAGCCTCACGAACAGTTGAAGCAACAATCCCAGCACCAGCGAGCTTCTGACCGTAATAAGTTAAACCTTTACGAGCAGCCGATTTGATGTACTCAGGCAACCCCAAATCCACAACCCGAACATCGTCACCCATCTCATCAACATCATCACCCTCAACCTCCTCATCCTCGTCCTCTTCTTCAACCTCAGCTTTAGGTTGCCAAGCGTTGCAATAGAACCCACCGTCAACGAAGTCATCCCACTTATCGCACCACGCTTTAGTCCCATCCTCGTTCTGACGGGACTCATCATAAAAAACACAGTTCCCACAAGCACTACCTTCAGGCACATCCTCAGCTAACGCCGGACGATAATTCTCTGGCAACACTCGCTCACCACCAGGTTCCATCTCCTCAGCAATAGACACAGCAACCATCTGGTCAATCGCATCCTGCTTCGTCTGATGGCAACCAATAACCTCACCATCATCTTTCTCCACAGCCCAACCAGCGCAATCAGCGTTCTTATCAGAAATGAAATATGGCATCAGATTGGCTCCGTTAACCACGACATGATGTGGCCTGTTTTGTTTGATACAGCGAAAAGCAAATCT